AAACACGGTTCGCCTTATTCGTATAAAGATAAAATGCCGCCACCAAGTAAGCTGGATAAATGGATAGTTCGTAAAGGTTTAGCGCCACGTAATAACGGTAAATTCGCTGCGCGTTCTGTTTCTGCTGCGGGGTTTAAAAAAAGTATTCAATTCTTAATTGCACGAAGTATTTATTTCAAAGGAATTAAACCAAGCTTATTTTTTACCAAGCCATTTGAAGCAGCCTACAAAACTTTACCAGATACGTTAATAGATAAATATGGATTAGATGCCGAACAGCTGTTAAACGAAATATTAGACCAAAATTTAAAGAATATAAAATGAGTATTTTTGCACGTTCACCTTATATAGTAGAAATATCTGAAACGGGACAAGACGGTTCTAAGTTAGAGGTATTTATTTGGAACGGTACCGGGAGCGCTCCAGCTTCACCAACGTACACACTTAGTAAATTGATACCCGCTTCAAACAACGTAAAGACGTATTATAATATTTCACCTTACATACGCGAATATATCAGTTGGAACACAAGGCAACAAATTTATAATTCTTTTCCAGCGAGTAACACAAGTCAATGGTGCAACGTTCAATTTAAAAGATACAAATTAGACGGCGGCGTTTATACTCTTTTAAATACTACTACGACAAAAGCGTTTGACGGGTTTGGGTGGTATGAACAAGGATATAATTATTCTTTAGTAAATGACATTCTTCACGATGAAGGAACTTTTTATTATTATTATAACGGATCAAGTCCTAACGTTTTTTCAAGTTTAAGAGCTGGACATATCATGGTTCAAACAGCAACGAGCTACAAAGCGAAATATACTAACCTTGCAACGGCTGCAACGTTCACTCAAAACTTAACAAATAATTCTTTAATAGACGTTCCGAGAGTTTACCAAAATTATTATGCTGGTGGGAACAAGTTAGAAATATTAAATAATTTAGATTTAGTTATTTGGACTGGATATTTTAAACCCTTTGAGCTTTGCCGCTATACAGCCGTTTTGTGCGACTTTGTAAATAAATATGGGTGCTGGCAAAGGACGTGGTTTTTCGCAGCGTCTAACGATACCTTTAGCGTTGAAAACACGGAATATAATTTAATGCAAAATACTTTTCCTAACTACAATACTTTAGAAGGTCAACGCAAGGTATTTAATACAACGGCAAAACGAAGCATTAAAGTAAACACGGACTGGGTAACTGAAAGCTATAACGATTTGTTGGAGCAGTTAATGACAAGCGAAAGAATATTAATTAACAGTTTACCTGTAAAGATTAACACGAAGTCAACGGAGTTATTCAAGAATATAAATCAAAAAATGATTAACTATTCTTTGGAGTTTGATTTTGCTTTCAATGCTATTAACAACGTGATATGAGACAAGTACAAGTTTATATTGAAGGTAATAAGATTGAACTATTCGAAGACGAACAAATTAATGTTACTTCGAGCGTTCAAAATATTAATGATATTTCAAAAGTATTTACTGATTTCTCGCAGTCTTTTACCGTACCAGCTTCAACGGTTAACAATCAAATATTTCAACACTTTTACCAAACAGACGTAGATTCTACAATAGACCATAACATACGAAGAAACGCGTTAATAGAAATTGACCTCACTACATTCAGGCGTGGTAAAATTCAGATTGAAAAGGCGAACGTTAAAAATGGAATGCCAGAAAATTACCAGCTTACTTTTTATGGTGAAATACGAACGTTAAAAGATTTGTTTGGCGAAGATAAATTGAATCAGTTAGATTTTAACGCTTTGGAGTTTGCTTATACGGGAACTAATATTTATAATAGAATAATTGATACGGCAACGGACTACGATGTTAGATATCCTTTGATTGCAAGTAATAGGTTATGGACATACCACCACGGCAGCGAAGATATAACTACTAATTCACACGCAATTCAATATAACGAGTTATTTCCAGCGGTAAAAATAAATAAGATATTTGGCGAAATAGAAAACAAATACGGTGTTACTTTTACGGGTACATTTTTAACAGACCCGAGATTTACAAAATGTTTTTTATACGGTAAAAACACGAACGAATATACTTTTATTACTGAAGCTGAAGATTTAGATTTTAGTTCAAAAGTAAGTTTTGATGAATTTTACTGGGATTTAATAAGTACACAAAGCGCAACTAATTTTGTTGACTTAGCTACAAACACAATAAACGTTCAAAACTTCGATATTGATGTAATAAAACATTTTATAGAAATTCAAGTAGTTTCTTTAAGTGCTGCAGCTACGTTTTACGTTGAAGTTTATCAAGATGGTAATTTATACCAAACTTTACAAGGCGATGCGGTTGGAGGTTTAAACGTAATAACATTTAATAATACTTCGGGTTTAGATACTGATATTACATTTAAAGTAAAAGCAAATGCTGCGGTTACTTTAGGAATGGTTGTTACTTATACGGCACGAGGTATTTACACGGATCCAAGTACAAACATTTCATATAACACGGATTCGGTATGTACTATTTCAACGGCAAACACTGTTTTAGCGGGTAACGTAAGCATAAATTCAACGCTGCCAGATATGAAGGTAGGCGACTTCTTTTCAGGCGTTCTAAAAGAGTTTAACGCAACTTGCGTAGCTACTTCAGAAAACACTTTTGAAATACTACCTTTAGAAGATTGGTATTCACAAGGTGCAATTGTAGATATTACACAATACACTGATATTGATTCAATAGATATTGAACGAATTAAACTTTATAAAAAAATAGCTTTCAAATATCAACAGTCCGAAAGTTTTGTTAACCGTAATTTCTTTAAAATAAGCAACTCGGAATATGGAAACATGGAGTATCAATTTGCATACGATGGCGACGAGTATGTAATTGAAGTTCCTTTTGAAAATTTATTATTTACACGATCAATAGACAACTCAAATAATTACGCGGTTTTAGGTTACTGCCTTAACGAAAGTTACAACGCTTATACGCCTAAACCGATGTTACTTTATTTGTATGGTGAAAGCAATGATTTAAGTTCGCACCCTATTTTATTTTACGACGGAACTACGCACCAAGATATAGATTCATTTGCGCAATTTGGTCAAGACCTTACATATCAAAACGAAAAATATAGTTTAAACTTTGGAGCTGAAAATTCAGTTATTCACGAAGAAACAATACAACAAGGTTTATATGCTGAATATTATTTTCCGTATTTAGTTAACTTGTTTAATTTAAAGAATAGATTAGTCAACGTTAAGACGAATTTACCTATTTCTTTACTGACTAACTTACAACTAAACGACCGTCTTATTATAAGAGATAAAAGGTACATAATAAACGAAATGAAAAGCAACCTAACTACGGGTCAAGTAGATTTTAGTTTGTATTTAGATTTTAGACCTATGAAGTCAAGGCGCAAGCCTTTGTTGCTAACTAAGGATGCGCAAACGGTAGAAATTCCAATTAACTTAGTGAACGGCACAACGCAAGCGGATATAACAACAACTGACTTAGGTGTTACAATTTTACCAAGTACGATAACACAAAGTCAATTTATAGATGTTTCAGTTCCTGAAAATTTAAACACGCCTTCAAATATTTTAGCTGAAAATTCAGATTTTTTAATTACTGAAGAATACCAAAACTTAGTAACAGAAAATTCAAGTATTCAAGTAACTACATTAGATGTACAGTACACTTTTAGAAATGGGGATACTGTAGATGAGACAATTCAAATATTACAACAATGATTCAACTAATTTTAGAACTATTAAAAGCAGACGATTTCTTCGGAGTGAGTGAAATAGTAGACGTAGCGAAAGGAAAACACGAACTAACGGGAAATATTAAAAAGATTTATAAACAGGATTCTCAAAAGACTTAGTAGATTCATTTAATCCAGATGCTAAGTTCAACGCTTTAAGTCGTTCAATAGGTGGTGTTTTAGACGGTTTTCAAGCGTTTGAAGGTGCGTTAGGTTTAATTGGTGTTGAAGGCGACCAAGTACAAGCCGCTATGCTAAAAGTACAAAGCGCTATGGCTTTATCTCAAGGTATTCAAGGTGTAATGGAAGCGAAAGATTCTTTATTACAACTTGGCACTGTAATGAAGTCAACAGCAATAGGGCAAGCCATTTTAACAGCAGCCACAGCCGCTTATAATATTGTAGTTGGTACGAGTACGGGTTTAATGAAAGCCTTTCGTATTGCTATGGCTTCAACGGGAATAGGTGCGTTAGTAGTGGGTATTGGTTTATTAATTGCAAATTTTGACAAATTACTTAATTTATTTACCCCAATAATTGACGGGTTTAAATTCATTGGCGATGCTATTGGGGTTACTAATTTTAAACAAAAAGAATTAGACGAGACAACAAAAAAAGCCGCAAATAATAGAATACATGAATTAAACAAAGAAAAGAAT